GAATATTATGTTTCTCCTATTCCTGAATATCTTGATGTTTCATATGAAATGTTAATATGGTGTGAATATACTGAACAATTAAATAAATTGATAGAACAATTATTACCATTAAGTGGGTTTGCTTGGGGTACTACTTGGAAATTTATTTCTTTAATAGGAGATGCATCATTTGAAACATTAAATAATACAGGTGAAGATAGAATTGTAAGAGCAACTATACCAATTACAACAAAAGGAGTATTATTGGCAGAATCAGAACTTCGTATGGATAATTTCCAAAAACAAATATCTGTTAAAAAAGTAACATTTAAATCAGAGACTGAACAATTCGATGTAGATGTAACAAATGAACCTCCTGGTGGATATGATAATAGTACTGAATATAAAACATCAACAGATGAACAAACAGCAAAACCATTTCAAGAAGATGTGAATTTTAATCCAGAAAATGAAACACAAATTCCAAATCAAACTAATCGTATTAGATCGATATCTGGTATTCAAGATTTGAACAATAGAAATCATGAATAGGTTGGTTGTTTTCTAAAAAAACGTATATTTATATTAAAATTAACTAATTTAAATTTGGAGAAAAAAGTTATGTCAGAAACAAAAAAATTTACAGAAGCCGAATTAAAAGAAATTACGGAACTCCGTAATGCAAATGCTCAAAAAATTAATGAATTTGGGCAGATAGAATTAGAAATATTATTGACAAACCAACGTCTTGATGTATTGGCAGAAACAAAACAAAACTTGAAAAACCAATACATTGAACTGCAGGCTAAAGAAAAAGATTTAGTTACCAAATTAAATGAAAAATATGGTACTGGAACAGTTGATTTAGAAAGTGGTGAGTTTATTCCAAGAACTTGATAGGTTTGAGCATAAAAGTAGATATTTATAAGCGAATAAAGATATTTTTAACAAGGGAATAAAACATGGCAGAAAAAATTATTAGTCCTGGTGTATTTACCAAAGAGGTAGATCAATCATTTTTACCGGCTGGAGTCCAAGCAATTGGCGCTGCAGTGGTAGGACCAACAGTAAAAGGACCTGTATTGATACCAACAGTAGTATCAAGTTATTCAGAATTTGTCCAAATATTTGGTGATACATTCGAATCAGGATCAGGCGCAGAAAAAGATACATACAAATATCTAACATCATATAGCGCGCAAGAATATTTAAAGTACGCAGATACATTAACAGTTGTAAGAGTTGCAGATGGTGCAACAACAGCTACATCAATAGTATCATCATCAACAACAGTAGGAGATGCAAAAGCAGATGGATCTTTTGATTTAACTGGTGCAAGTTTTGCTGAGAATGATGAATTTCAAATAACAGTTGACGGATTGGAGCATAGATTTATTGCCAGTACTGTTCCTAATACACCAGCAGATGTACCAGCTACATCAACAACAGGAGGTGTATTTTTCTTCGCAACAGGTTCAACTCAAGCAAATAGCGTATCTAATTTAATTACAGAAATAGATAATGCAGCTATTGGAGTAGATGCAGCAACAGGAGCTACTACAACAGTATTAGCATTAACAGCATCAAGTGCAGGAACAGCAGGTAATTCAATTACAATGGAAACAGGTTCTGGAGCAACTATCAATGTTGATGTATTAACTTTATCTGGAGGAACTAATTCAACTAATTCATCAGATTGCTTTACATTTACAACTTTAAATGAAGGTGCTATAATGAATAGTGCTGGTACAGTTGGAACAAATGGATTGTTAGCGAACGGAAATAAAGATAACATAAGATGGGAAATTACTTCTGTAAATAATAATAAAGGAACATTTAATTTACAAATTAGAAGAGGTAATGATACTAATACAAGAAAAGCAATACTTGAATCATATAATAATTTGAACCTTGATCCAAATTCACCAAATTATATTGCAAAAAGAATTGGTGATGAATTCCAAACAATAGTAGGATCAGGAACATCTGAACCATATCTTCAATATAATGGTGATTTTGCTAATAGATCAAAATACGTTAGAGTAACAGTACATAAAAAGACTTTGAATTACTTAGATGAAAATGGTAATGTTAGAGATGGTTCATTATCAGGTTCTTTACCAAATGTAGGATCAGGATCATTTGCAGGTGGTAGTGATGGTAATGTTAATCATCCACAGCAAATGTATGAAAATATTTCAAATACTAATAGCCAAGGATTGAGTATGAGTTTATCATCTACTCAAACAGCTTTAGAGGATGCAATTAACTTATTGAAAAACCAAGACCAATATGATATTAACTTATTAACATTGCCTGGTATTATAGATAATTTAGGAACAAACCATTCAAAAATTATTACAACTGCATTGAATGCTGTAGAGCAAAGAGCTGATGCATTCTTAATTATAGATCCAGTTGAATATAATTTAGGAGTATCTGGTGTAACAGTTGTAACCGGAAAAGTAGGAGAAAGAGATTCTAATTATAGTGCTGCTTATTGGCCATGGGTAAAAATACCAGATGCAGACTTAGGACAAAATGTTTGGGTTCCTGCAGGAGTATTGATTCCATCAGTATATGCATTTAATGATAGAGTTGCAGCACCATGGTTTGCACCAGCAGGTTTAAATAGAGGTGGTATTGATATAGCAATTAGAGCAGAAAGAAAATTAACTCAAACTAATAGAGATGATTTATATGATGCAAATGTGAATCCAATAGCAACTTTCCCTAATACAGGTGTAACAGTATTTGGACAGAAAACAATGCAAAAGAAAGCATCTGCATTGGATAGAGTAAATGTTAGAAGATTATTAATTGCTGCTAAGAAGTTTATTGCATCAACTACTAAGTTCTTAGTATTTGAAAATAATACAGCAGCAACTAGAAATAAATTCTTAAGTATAGTTAATCCATATTTTGAATCAGTACAACAAAGACAAGGTTTATTTGCTTTCAAAGTTGTAATGGATAGTACAAATAATACTCCGGATGTAATTGATAGAAATCAAATGGTAGGACAAATATTCCTGCAACCAGCTAAAACAGCAGAATTTATTTTGATTGATTTCAATATACTTCCAACCGGAGCAGCGTTCCCAGAATAGGATGACTAGCATATTTATATAAAAGAATAAAAACGGAGTAAAAAAAATGGCAGAATTATTAGACCCAACCGAAATATTTTATACAGCATATGAACCTAAAATGTCAAATAGGTTTATTATGTATATTGAAGGTATTCCAGCTTATCTTGTAAAAGCTGCTTCTAGACCATCATTAGATCAAGGAGAAGTTATTTTAGATCATATTAATGTGGAAAGAAAGCTAAAAGGAAAAACAAGATGGCAAGATGTGACAGTAACATTATATGACCCAGTTGTTCCATCAGGAGCACAGGCAGTTATGGAATGGGTAAGATTACACCATGAATCTGTTACAGGTAGAGATGGATATTCAGACTTCTATAAAAAAGATATCACTTTTAATACTTTGGGTCCAGTAGGTGATAAAGTTGAAGAATGGACATTGAAAGGAGCATTTATATCAGCAGCAACATTTGGTGATATGGATTGGGCGACAGAAGATCCAGTTCAAATTGAATTGACAATTAAATATGATTATGCAATACTGCAATTCTAATTAAAATATTTCAAAAGCATTAAAGAATCCTACCTAACGGTAGGATTTTTTACATTTATAGCATATTTATTATAAATAAAGTTATTAAAGGAGATTATATATGTCTAAAGTAGTTAACGACGAATACCCAAAAACAAATAAGCAAATATCAGATGCTGAACTTAAAGCAATGGCAACAGCACAGTATCATTCTAAAACAGATGAATCAACACCATCTGATCAGAAATTTCCAACTGAGATAGTTGAATTGCCAAGTAAAGGATTATTATATGCAAAAGATAATCCATTATCATCAGGAAAAGTAGAAATGAAATATATGACCGCTAAGGAAGAAGATATTTTAACTACTCAATCATATATTAAACAAGGTGTAGTATTAGATAAATTATTTAAGGCATTGATTGTAGGTAATGG